TACCTGCAACTTCGTCCCTTTACTATTCACTCTGCATTCGGGATTGTCGCGCAAAAACTCTCGCAAAAATTCTTGGTCTTTCCAGCAATCGTAGCCCAGCTTTTGTCCCCAGAAATGGAAAGCAACCCCAGGGATACGGGCTGTGAGTTCGCCAATGCCGTCAATGGACTTGTGCTCCTGTGAGTTGAGCTTGCCGAGTTCTTCAGCAGCTTTCTTGGCGTCGATGCGGGACTGCTGCCACTTGGCATCCATCATGCCATGCGCTCGCTCACGGAACTCTTCTGGAATGTGTATCATAAGAAAATGTGCTCGTCTCTCCGAGCTGTCGCACCACTTTTAGCTCAACCTTAGTCGAGCCACGCAGGTGTCGCGGAAGGCAATTAAGCCGCAGTGTAGGTGAACTTGCCAAGTCCGAGCGGGTTGCCAACCACAAGGCCAGCAACTGCTTCAACAAGGCGAGCAGGGCCACCACCGTAGTCAGGCAATGCCGTGACATTAGCGACGTTCCCGCCGTAGCGGACTTCGATCAAGTCCATGTCGAGAACCAAGCCATACGCCGTGCGAGCGGTGTACGTCGTGGTGTTCGATCCGCTGCTGGTCACAGTCCCCATGAACGTCGTGGGGTGCAAGCGCACCGTCCCGAAGTCCCCTTGGAACACGTCAACGCTCTGGATGAACGTGTCGGCAGCAGCATCACGCTGGAAGGTCTGCACCTTCGTTGCGCCAGAGCCAGTCACACCAGCGGTGGTCGTGGTCGTGAGCGCAGTCGTGCCGAGCAAGCTCGTGAATGCACGCTTGAGGTCAGTTCCAACAATCGCGTCGAAGGACTTGTATCTGCCCGTCTGGTCGTAAATCGACTTGAGCAAGCCTTGCACCGTTGCGTCCGTCAAAGCGGAAGCGTTTGCGCCGGAAACAATCGAGTTTGCCGGAGTGATGAACGAAGGCGAGGTCGTGCCGGAGCCGATGTTCAGCCCAGTGCCGATGTTGTCGCCGCCAATCCACGCTTGGATCCCTGCCGTGAGGTAAGGAACCGTGCCGTTGTCGGCCTGACCAAGCTGGTCGGACGTGAACGTCGCTTCCATCGAACGCTTGATGGCGATGATGGCCTTGGCGATGTTGTCGCTCAACTCGTCGCGAATCCCTGCAACGTCTGCGATGTCCTGCGTGAGCTTGGACACACGAACGGTTTGCCGGAACACTTGAGCGTAGTTGGCGAGTTCCTTGCGATACCCAACAACATAGTTGGAGTAGGAGCTAACGTCAGTCCCGTCAACAACACCACCAATGGTAGGGCCAGGGTTCTGGTCAGCTTGCCAGCGGAAGTACATGTTGCCAGGCTTGGAGCCTTTACGCGCCATTGAAGTAAATGGCGTGTCCTTGGCATCCACCAAGGCAATCATGTCCATGAGGTCTTCGCGTTTACCGCGACCGGAGAGGTTGGGTTCAGTTAATAGAGGCATAGTATTGAGTTGTTAATCTACGAAACCTTTGGCTTTGAGCAGGTCAGAGAACAGCTTTGAGTCACCGTTGTTTCTAGCGAAGCTATCAAACACCTTTTTGCCATTGTCCTTAACCATAGGCGCAGCCTTGATTGCGGGTTGGCTTGGTGCTCGCTTGATAGGCTTGGGTGCTGCTGCCTGTTTCCCATGCATGTTTTGGTATGCTTGGAGTCCCAGAACAACAATCCCAGCGATGTGTTTGTAGTCTGCTCTTTTGGCCCGAATCTCTGGGAAGTCCCTCAACACCTGCTGGGCGGTCTGATACTCTTTCGTAGAAGGGTCTTTCCACCATGGGAACTCCTTCACCGTCTGAGCTTCAGCTTCTCGCTCAACTAGCAGATATTGTCTTCGTGCTGGCAACTCCAGTTCCCTGCGCCGGAGCGCAAGTTTCTTCATTTGCCGCACTTGGGATTCATCCACATCAGCTTCTTCGCCACTAGGCAGTTGAATAACGCCGCCATCTGGATTCTCCTCGCACCACATCAGCACCTCAGTAGCTTTTCTCCACTCTGCATCCACCTGCTCAACACTCGTGAGCTTGGCAACTGCATCAGAGATATTCTCCTGCTTTGCGACCTGGGCTGGAGCCTGACTGAGCTTGCTCTCAAGCTCCGTGAGTTTCTCCTTGTAGGCTTGCGCTTCAGCAAGGGCAGCTTTCTTAGCGGCAACTAACTTGTTGATTCGCTTTTGAACGCCCTTGGACACATCGTCGCTGGATTCTTCGGATTCTTCTTCCGATTCTTCCTGCGTTTCAGATTCGGATTCTTCAGCTTCGGCTTCTTCAGCCTGCGGCTCTTCCTCCTCCTCTGCCGATTGCTCCTCTTGAGCGGGAGCTTGTGCTTGTCCCTCGTCGGATAGGAACGTGTCTTTGATCATCGCACTAAGCGAATACTCATCGAGCAAACCGACTTGTTCCGCAGAACTTTCTTCCCCCTGCGACTGCGACACAGGTTGTGTTTCATCTTGTGGCATGCTGTTTTATTGCGGTGCAAGAACCGCTATCATTAACCAAGTCTGTTTGTTGTTGCCCAGACTAGCAGGCAATTAACCGCACTATGCGGTCAAATCTGTATCTGTCAACCCTCTTTTTTTAAGGGCTTCCTCTCTAAACCATAGCAAAGTTTCCTTGAGACCATTAGCCCCGTCCGCTCGTCCAGCAGCGTGTGTTCTGGCTTCTCCAGCGGTATTTCTGTCGATTGCAGAGAAAACTTCACGCTCAATGTACGAGTCAGCTACAGCCAAAATATTGTCCCATAGCTTGTTCTCGCCAGTAAAGCTAAACGCTAGTGCTTGTTCTTCGGTCATTTATTAACTTGGTTCACTCCCAATCTCCCAATCTGAGCGTTCTGCTGTTGCATCAGGCTCATCTGGATATTCTTCACATAGTTCTCGAACAGAGCCTTGAAGTTCTCGTCCTGCTGCAATGCCGCTTGCGCTTTCGGGTTCTTCGACATGATGTCCTGCACAAACTGCATCTTGGTCTGTGCTGCCGGATCGTTTTCTGTGTAAATTGCCTCGTTGCCTAGTAGCATATTGGCAATATCGCTCTGCACGTCCTTGTACATCTGCTGGCTTGCTTGCGCTTGGTTCACGATAAGCTGGTTCGCCACCTCTGGAGCCACGGCTTGCAGCATCATCTTGGTTAAGGCGTTCTTATCGATAGCTCCGCCAGCATCCATTTGGCTAATGGTCTGCAAGAACTGAATCTTCTTCTGGATGAAGTCAGGGTTCATGTCCTGCACATCAAACCGAATATTGATGTCGAACTCGTTGTGGATAGACGCCAAGTTCTGTGGGATTTGCATTCCGCCAGTAATCGCAGCAATCTCTTCTGGCGAGAGGAACTGAGCGCACAGAGCAAACACTTGCCGGAACACGCCTCTCCAACTCATAAGCCAGTTGTTCACGAGCAACTGCTGGAGCGTTTGTGTCCTGACCGGATTCACAAGCTCATGCGAGACTCCGAAGTACGCGCAGTGCCGCATCTCCACGGCTTTAATCAGGTTGAACGCTGTGTTCGGCTCCCGTGCCGGAGGCTCCATCCATGTGTAATCGTCCCGCTGCGTCACGGGCAGTTGCACCCCTGGGCCAACCTTGTTAATAGCTCCGATGCGCTTGACCACCTTGATGGGCGGCAGCGTTGCGAACGCCGTGTAATCACGGATAGAGTCGTGCTGCGCCTTAATCTCGTCCTGATCAGTCATCGCCAACTCAGGAATCCCACGGCTATCTGCAATGGCTCTGCGGAGCTGTTCTCTGCGGAACTCCACAAAGGGATACTCGCCATGTGCGTAGTCCAGCTTCTCGTAGATAGCCCAGCTTGCGTCATCCTCGCGCCTGTTGCTTGCCGCCTGCGGACAGAACACGGTGTAGTAAATGCAGGGAGCCTTGCCGTCCAAGCTCTTCTGGTACGCATACACCACCTCAACCATGTTGTTGTAGTTGACCCCGTTGTAGACGAGCATCGTCGTCGTGGGGAGCAGGTTGATATTGTAGAGCGTGCTGCTCTTGCCAATCTGTTGGAGTGCTCTCTCAACCCAGTCTGGATTCCAGCCATCTGTGGTGATTTTCTCGCGCAGTTCCACTTCGCTCATCCACGTTCTGCGGAAGATGACCCTGCTCCTTTGCAAGTCTGCTGTCTCAGGCGGGAAAATGATTTCGTCCCAAGGCTTGAGAGCTTGCACGGTTGGCAAGTTGCGAGAGACGTACTCTTCGTCGTATGAAGTTACGCCTGTCTCAGCTAGCTCCTTAACCATGCGCTTGCATTCGGAGAGGTCAATCCCCAAGGCAGCTTGCACGATGGACGCTGCTACGTCCGGTTGCTCCATAATCAGTATGGGAAGCTGCGCTAACTGCTCGCTGCCTGCTTGCTGCGCTAGCACCATGATTTGTTCCAAGGAAATAGACTGCGGACGCTTGCTGATGTGCTGCTCCCAGCCAACGTAGAATGCTGTCCAGCCGTACTGAAGAGCGTACTGCGCTGCTAGCTCTGCTTCTTTGCGAAGCTCATTCGCCATCTTATTGTCCCTAACCCACTGCATTAAGGTGTAGGCTACGTTCGATAGCCCTAAATCTTGCAGGTTGGACGCTTGCGCTTTGATGTCTGAGCGTTGAAAAGCTGTAACTAGCAGGGCAGATAGCTCGTTGCAGGTGCTGTCCACAAGCCGGAGCCTAACATCGCTTGCGCCTTCAAAAGGCCACGCCGGATTGCCTTCTTCACGCCATTTGCTCCATTTCTTGCCGTCATCTGTCTGTCCAGACCACCTGCAAAAGCGGATATTATCGAACTTGGTCGCCAAATTGCCTTGGCTTGAGTTCACCATGGAGCGGTTATACTCGTCCAGAAGGTCGCCAATATCGGGCGTTGCTCCTGCAATCGCTAGTGGATCTTTGTCGTAAGTCATTAGTACGCTCCTGCAAATTTTTGTCCCGCCTTCATAAGCTCATCCGTCGCATCCGAATGCTGCGGGTTCATCATTACCAAATATCCTAGTGCGTCAATAGGGTCTTTACTAGCTCCTTTTTGCCCGTCTGCGCCTGTCCACTCCCGAAGCGAGTAAATCAGGTTCTGACACGTCTCATGCACCATAAGCCTCGGATGGTTCACCCCTTCTTCTAGGGGTTTTTCCCTATCGTAGCACAGCAGGTCGTTAATGATGAGCACACGCTCATCCACACTGGCCGAAGCTGCGGGGATGAAGTATGTCGGTATCTCAGCGTCTGCGAGCATATCAAGCAGCGTAACCCCGCCTTCTTTCGTCATAGCGGCTGTTCCAGCACTTCTTGGGTCGATATATCGCTCTGCTATCTCTTCCTTGTCCTTGTCGTTAATCTCGAGCGTCTGGATAAGGAGACTGTACTCGTCCACGCCTCTGCCTGCTGAACTGCGCTGTGCTGGCCCAGGTTTACCGTCCGGCTTCTCGCACGGCAATGCCCACTCGCCATAGCTTTGGTCAGGCCACTCTCTGTACACCCAGAGCACTCCGTTCTTGTCCACTCTCACCCAGAGCATGAACCAGTTTCGCGCTCCTGCTGGGTCAACCACCATGTAGTTCGTGCCTTCAATCTCCCTCGGATCTTTGCTAAAGATGTTGTGGTCGTTGAACAGAGGGAACTGGCTGCCTGCTGTTGCTTCGGCCCAGCCGTAGGCGCGAATCTTGATCTCGTTCGTTGTCTTCCCTCGGAGCGTCTCCTTCATCCGGCTCCAGTTGTTGTAGGGGTTGTCTCTCGAATGATACCAAATGCAGGCGTGCTTCCCAAACACGTTCTTGGCCATGTACGGCATGTGCCCAGCTGGAACGCCGATGACGTTGCCATTCGGGAGCAAGTCGGACTCTTTCCAGTGCGTAATCTTGGCTGAGTTGACGTACTCCTTCACAACGGATGTATAGCCCTCGACAGGGGTGAACGTGATGAGCATCTTGCCGTTCCTTGTCACCAAACGGTATCTTAGC